CCGGCTAAGCCGGGATCAGGTGAATGCGCGCCAGTAGATCGTGACTGGCAGCATGATGCGGGTGTCATCCCTGATCACCGGACCGAGCTCGGCCCGGGTGACCTTCACGGACACACCCTCGCTGGTAAGCCTCAGGCCCGCGGGGAAGTGCGCGGCGATCTGGCCGGCCACCTCCTTGGCAGTGACGTGCCCCTCGCCGAGAGGCCGGAACACGTCGATCTGCATCAGGCCCGTGCGGTCGGTGGTGTCGCCCTTGAGGCCGAAGGGCTGCGTGCCCGCCGGCAGTTCGTTGACCCTCAGCCAGGCATTGCCCGCCGGCGGGGAGAATTCCTTGTTCGGCCACGCGATCGGCAGGGCCGGCGAGAAGGTCAGCGTGCCGACCCGCGCGAACAGCGCGCGCATCACCTTTGTGTCGGCATAGGTCGCCATCCGAACCACCTTCGCTTTGCGCCTGCGGAGCCCGCTGGGAAGTGCGCTGTCACCGCAGCCAGCCCCAAACCCGCCCTGCCTTGATCTGATAGATGAGGCTCTTGCTCACGCCGAACCTCTGACTGATCGCGCTGTATGGCTCTATTCCGAGCCGCGACCGGATATCTTGAACGTCTGCCTCGCCCAACTTGGCTTGCGCATTATTGCGCCCGCGCGGCACCGTGCCGTGGACCACCATATCGGCGTGGTTCTCCTTGGCCGTTGCCCATCGCAGGTGGCGCGGGTTCACGCATCCCTCGTGGCCCTTTCCGCACGAGTGCGCGGCCTCATGTTCTGGCGTCGGCGCCGGCCCATGCGCCAGCGTGCACATGAGCCTGTGGGCGTACTCGCGCTCGCCTTCAGCCGTTAGAACACCTCGCCCCAATCCAGCTGTGCCGAACGGCCATTTGAGGCATTCGTCACTCGTGGTCGAGACCCTGCCGACAATCCATGCCCGGAGCGTGTCAGGCGACACCCTGCCCGCGTCGGGGTTACCGTGTCGCTGCCATCGCCCGTAGTGCTCTATGCACCAGCCGCGCTTTGCTGCAGGCCGATCACACGGACCGGCTGCGCACTTTGCACCTTTGTTCTTCGCGCGAATGGGCTCCAATCGGCCGTACTTCCGCAAACTCTCATAGTGCTTCTTGCAGAAGCCCTTAGTTTTGGCGGGCCGGTTGCAGTTGAGGGCCGTACATGCTTTCAAATCGTCAGCCATATCGAACCTTGCCGTTCGTTTTTGGTCAGGGCTGACGAGCGTGTTTGCAGCACCTCGTCAGCCCGCAAAACATACGACTTTTCAATTTGTTACTCAACGGAAGACCGAGAAATGTCTCAAAAGCCCGTTGATGACGACACCGCTTACAACCTGCTTCATTCTGCGCTGCTCGCTTTGGGCACTGCACCCGGCGAGACCACCCGCGGCAACACCGCGCTCGAGGCGGCGCGGACCATGCTGCGGCTGCTGCAGCTCGGCCTCGTGAAGGCGATGGAGGACAACGCCGATCACGTCGAGGGGCTCACGTCAGGCGAGCGAAGCCCTTCAGGGCCCGGTTCTTCGCCTCCAGCGACACCTGATTGACGATCTGCTGCCACTGCGCGACGGCCTGCCCCACATAGCGGCGCGGGGCCATACGGCTGGTTCCGTATTCGACGAACAGCGCATAGTTCGCGGTGTAGCCAGCCGTGATCGTGTCGCCGAGCCGGGCGCCGGCAATCACCGCAGAGATGTTCGGGCCCGGCCGCGCGGCGCCCTGAGGGCGCGATGCCGGCGGCACCGGCACGTTGATCCCGACCTGCAACGACGAGCGCAGGAACCCGGTGTCTACCGGCGTTGCGTCCTGGGCCTTCTGGATGACCCGTTTCGCGCTCTCCCGGAAAACAGCTGTCAGCCGCTCCTGCGTCTGCGACGTCCAGTCGTTGATCTGGGCGCCGAAGGTCTTCGTGGTGACCGCCATCACTGGATCCCGCGGAGGAAGTCGATCGAGTAGTCCGCCCAGCAGCGGCAGTTGATGGTCTCCGCCGGCGGGGCCGAGGGGTCCCCGGGGAACCGCAGTCGGGCGCCCGACGGCGACACGAAGTCGGCGCGGAAGGCCACCTCCTGGCCGTCGAGGGCCTGGTGGGTGTCGCGGACCCGCTTGTCGCCGGCCGAGTGCCAGACCTTCGTCACCGCGGCCTCGTCGACCTGGCCCGCGTCGATGGCCTGCTGCATGGCCTCCTGCGAGGACTGGTGCAGCGCGGTCATCGCCTCGGTGCGCGCGATCGTCTCCGCGCGCCACCGCAGCGCCCGGTTCAGGTAGGCCCGGAAGACCGGGAGCGCCTCTTCCTTCGTGAGGCCCCTGCCCTCGCGGATCGCCCGGCGCACCCTGGCGTCGAAGCGTCGATCCCTGAGCGCCCGTTGGAGCGCGGCGGGATTTCCCGTCGCGAGCTCGCGGGCATAGCTGCGGGCCCATTCCTGTTGGGTGGCCGTCAGACCGATCAGGCCGCCATCCCTTCGACCCGTCGCGCGGTTGATGCGTCCGGCGATCTCGAGCGCCACGTCTCGGGGGTTTCTCCCGTCGACCAGCCCCTGAGTGAGCACCGCGCGAACCATGGTCCGCTGATCGTCCGCGATCTGGCGGATCAGGTTGGCCGAATGCTGCCGGAGCCATGCCTCAGCCCGCGGGTTCCGGACATCGAACAGGATGTCCAAGCGGTAGCCGTTCGGGTCCCTCGTCGCGGGGATCCTGCCCTCGGTGAAGCGGCCGCCGGCGGCGAAGGCCTCGGCGAGCCGGGCATCCAGTTCGCGGAAGCGGCTGGCGTCGATGCCGACAGCCCGAAGCGCGCCCTCCACATCGCCCTTCTCCAGCCGCTCCGCGATGAGGCCGATTTCGGCGGCGTCGCGGATCCGGTCGACGCCATCGAGGAAGGCGTCCCTCAGCGGCTTCTCCCAGCTCGCGATGAACGATTCCCACGAGTTCGCGGCCACATCAGCCCCGAACGATGAGGCGCCAAGCGATCACCTCGCCGGCCGCTGGGACTCGCATCGTCTTCACGATCGTGACGGCCTTGCCGTCGATGGCCATCGTGTCGCCCGGGAGGAGCTCGACCGGCATGACCGAGCATGTCACCTGCCGGTCGGTGGAATAGATCGTGGTGCCATCGACGAACTTGTCCTGGACCGGGCGCACCACCGCATCGAGCGTGTAGGTGACCGGAGCGCCGTATGTGGGCGGATCCCATGGGTTCGCGCCGGCAATGACTGGCGTCCGGGTCAGGGTGACCGAGCCCTGCCGGAAGCGCTGCATCAGCGTCGTGGCCTTGGCCTGCATCCGGCCGTAGTCGAACCGGGCCATCAGATCGCCAGGATGCCAATCACGGGGACGTCAGGGATCAGGAACGGGGCGAGCAAGCCCTCGACGGTAGGGATCACCACCCTCGAGGCCACGGCGAGATCGGTAGCCTCGGAGACCGCATACTCGACCTCGACGGCGCCATCGACCTTCTCACGCTTCACCAGCCCAGCGCCGGAGACGACCGCGCCGAGCAGGGAATCGGGCGTGTTCGCCTCCTGCCATGCGGCATGATAGCTGGCCTCAATGACGGCGATGGGCACCACGTCTTCGGGGATCGGCGTACCCTGCCCGCCATAGCTCACGGCAGGACCGGCCACGGCGCCGATGCGCGGCCACGCCCGCTCTTGAGCGATGCCACCAGTGGGGCGTCCGACGAAGCGGGCGCCATAGGTCGCATCAATGTAGCGGCTACCGCGCTGCCGGAGAACGGCCGCGGTTGGCGAGCCGGGGGGCAGCGTGTACCCCTCACCCGCCAGCCAGGCCGCGAACCCGGCGTCGTCGCCGTAGCCGGCCATCGATCAGCCCTTGGCCTTCTCGGCAGCGACGAACGTCTCCTTGTCCTCGTCAGACAGGGCGTTGAAGGCGTCCGCGTCGGCCTTGGAGAGGCCGGACAGGAGCACCTGGTCGCCGTTCTGGACGTTGAACTTGCCGCCACCGTAGTGGATAGCCTTCAGGCCGGCGGTGGCTGGGTTGGTCACAGCCACCTTGTCCTTGCCGCCGGCGGAGACGACACGGTAGCGCCCGGCCCAGCCCGTGGGCTCACTCTTCACGTCCAGAACCGTGCCGATAGGAATCTCGCCCTTCGCACCGAAGATGCCACCCGCGATGATCTCGATCTTCATCTCATCTCTCCCTGGTGAGCGGCCCCGACCGAAGCCGGGGCCGTCAGGATCAATCCACGTCGGTGGAGTAGAAGACGCCCGAGCGGTTGTTGAAGTCCGCGCGGATCTCGATGCCCATCGCGCCCATGACCAGGAACTGGTAGTTGTCCGTGGGGTTGGTGCGGGTGATGGCGGTGGTGTTCACCGCCATGCCGATGAGCGGGCGGATGTACTCGGCGTTCGGCACGAAGCCGAAGAACGCATTGCCCGAAAGCTCGAACGAGACCGCGATCTTGTTGATGCGGCGGTTCGCCAGAAGCGCGTCACGCAGCGAGCCGATCTTGAACCCCGCCGAGCCGGAATAGGGGCGATCCCAGTTCCGGGCGATCTCGGGCGAGATGTACAGATTGACGGGCGACGAAACGAGGTTCGCGTCCAGCAAGGCACCGAAGGGCCCGTTGAAGAACGCCTCGATGGCATCCGACGTGGTGCCGCTCGCCGAGAGGTCGATGTTGGCGCCACCAGCAGCCGAGCCGAGGTTGATCGACTTGGACAGCGGGTGGTTGCGGATGCCGTAGGCGGTGTAGCCCTCGAAAACGATCGAGGAGTCGCCGTCCAGGGCATAGAGGGCCATGTCGCGACGGATCTTCGCGGTGTGGGCCTCCTGGTCGTCCGACAGGGCGTCGAAGTTCTCCGACTGCAGCGTGTTCCACTCGCGCCACTCCCGGCCATAGGCGGTCGAGAAGATGGGCACGGGCGTGCCGCGGTAGTCGTAGGTGACCTTGTCCATGGTGGACGGCACCTGACCGGACATGGAGCGCACCACGCGGCCGGCGTCCGAGGACACGCGGTTCAGGTGGACGAGCTTGCCGATGTTGACCGGCTTGGCGAGCGGCATCAGGTCCGCCATCCACGCCTGACCTTCGTCAGAGCGCATCACGCGGCGGGTAATGCCGTCGAGGTCGAGCCACGCATCGCGCGGCAGGATCGAGGCAGCGTTGCCGAGGAAGTCGGACGCGAGCCGGGCAAGGCCCTCCTCCGACCGATGGAAGTGCTCACGCACCATGGAGACCTCGTTCCACCAGGCCGCATGAGGGCGGGAGTTGGTGACGAGCTGTTCGTCGAAGTAGCGCATTGGCTGGTTCTCCTTACGTCGCGGCCGAGAGGTAGCTCTGAGAGCCAGCCGGGCGGATGCGCAGCAGCTGCTCGCTGCCGGAGTTGTTGTTGTAGATCTCGTCCGAGTACGCCACGACGAGGTCCGAGGTGGAGGCGATCACCAGGGTGCCGTTGGCCCCGGGCGTGAGGGCGGTGTTGACCGCCGTGATGTTGACGCCGTTCGCGATGCGGGCGGCGTAGAGGCTGTCGTCCTCCATCTCGATCGCGATGGCCGTGGAGCCCTGCGCCCAGTCGGTGTCGACGCCCTTCATGGCCAGGTAGTTGTCCTGAACGAGGAGCACCTTGCTGATCGTGGTGGCGCCGGCGAGCGCGAACTCGCCAGACGACATCACGACGAGGCGGCCGGGCTTGAGGGCCGCAGCCGCCTTGGCCTCACGGACCTGCGGCTTGGTCTTCTCGGCCGGGCCGAGGAAAATCTTGTTGTAGCGCGGCATGGATCAGGCCTCCGCCTTGGGGAGCTTGAAGGAGGGCTTGTCGCCAGTGCCGGCGAAGGCCCCGTTGAGCGCCGCCGCCGTGCCGGGCTTGGCCTTCTCGGCCAGCTTCCGCAGCGTGTTCAGCGGCGTGGCCTTGGCGGTCTCCTCGTCGAGGAGGTTGGCCTTGACCACCTTGGCGACGAGATCGGCCACCTCGGCCTCCTCCTGCGCCTTCTGGTTGGCGACGATCTGGGCCTGCGCATCGACAAGCGGCTTCACCGCATTGGCGACGGAC